TAAGATTTAGTCCAGATAGCATGAGATTCGGGCATTTGCATTTCCAAACCAGCTTCTGTCTGAATTAAGTCAACTCTACGGTCAACACCACTATTTTCTAAGGTCTGAACACCAACATAAATCGCTGTATCACGATTAAGTCCGTTACCAACCAATGGTCGGTAAGAACAATATTTCATATTAACAGCAAGTATGCCAATGTCACTTCCGTCAAGGTGAATATTACGGGCTACATTCATATCTCCATAAGGAGTTGATATAACTGTAATGTCAACACCAAAGACCTTCTTTTTACCAGATAGAGCCATGTCAGCACGGATATTAGGTGACGTTTCAAGGTTATTCTGAAAATAGCCACTTAATTTATGCAACCAGTTGTATACTTCTGTTCCCACAAAGAATACCGTTGCGTTAGCATTGTTATACCGTGGGTCAAGAAAAGCAGACATATCATCAAGAAAACTATCTTGAGTCTTTGTTGCTGTTGGTAAAGTAAACTGATTACCGTATGCGGATATATAGTTAATACAACCGTCAGTTGTCCAAGCCGTGCTAGCAGTGCTAGATTGACTATTCCACAACAGAGACTGTTCTATATCCCATTTATGCTCAATTAACTTCTCACGCCAAATACGAGCCCACTCATTGGATTCAAACTTCAGCACGGTAGCACGTGTTGTGTTATCCATTGCCATAGCAGTTTTCCAAATTTGTGTATTGCCGTATGAGGTTGAGAAGGGTTGGTCTTTCCAAGTTTCTGGGTAACCACTCCCTTGCTCAAAAGCAGAACCTACAACGTAACAACGGTTCTTTTCAAGAGTTTCCTGAGATGCGCTTGAAGTAGCAGTCGCACCAACAGCCACCGAAGACGGTGGACCCATCCAGTACGATGAACCTTCAGTTTGTGAAGAGCCACGCTTGACCGTTAAGTCTAAGTCAGCATATTCACCATTTGTTGTAACTTTATCAACAAATGCAACAATATAGTCTGAATATGTTTCTTCATCTGCGCCAGCGTTAGCGGCAGAACTGATAGGTACTCTTAAGAGCTGTCCTTGAAGGAAGAACTCTGGATAAGTACCTGAATCGCCAACAGCGTAATCAATCGTCTTTCCATAAACATTAGATAAGTTACCTGCCGAAGCATAATCGGTTCCCATTCTAAGTTTAATTGTATCACCTGCAGTAAGACAGTTTGCTAATGTTGATGCCAAAGCATCACTATAATCAGAATCTCCACCAAGTGCTACATATGCGTATCTTTTATGGAAAGACGGGCGACGCTCAGTAAATTTAAACTGAGGGTCATCACATGGTTTCTTCGATAATTTCGATACCATTCGGAAAAAAGGGTCTTGAGCTATTGCTAGTTCAGATACCCTATCACCGAAATTGTATCGTCTACGAAGGTCACCAGTGTCTAGCGTATTAGAGGTTTGTCCAATAGAGGAACCACCATCACCATACGCTCCTAGTGTAAATACATCAGCCATGATAATTTACTCCTTCTTTATTCCATGTTAGGGCAAATAATCAAAAAATTTAATTAAATGCCGATTCTAAATCACGGTCCATCCCCAAAAGGTTATCAAAGAGAGAGTCATCGCCAGACTTTTCAGTCCCTTGTTGACTTCCAGCTGATGCTAAAGAAGCAGGCTTTTGCCTTACATTCTTCATTTGACTTCGCATTTCTTGTCTCGTAGAATTAGCTACATTCTTATCTCTTTCTTCACGATTCTTCAAATAGTATATATCATCAAGTGTTAATGGTCTACTTTGTGCAAAATTAACTAACTGTTCATACTCTTCATCAGTCATATTATGTGTCTGACGAAATTGAGCATTATCAGCTTGTCTCCTTTGCTGTAAAGACGCTTCTTCCTGATATTGATTAAGCTTTCTATTAACAACACCGTCAATAGCAGCCCCGAATACTCTTGCTGAATCTGAAGAAGGATTGTTCATCGCTTCATCTCCGTCAAAGACGAAATCTTCATCAAGCCCTAATTTCTCCTTTAAACTCTTTGGAGGTTGACCTCCACCCTCAAAATAATCCCTTGTATGCTGGATTAGTTTAGGGTCACCTCTGAAAGCATCTAATAGTGGGAGAAACGGTTCAAGTTCCTTCAGTCGAGTGTTAAGTCGCTTAGCTTCACGACTGCTGTCAGCATATCGCTTATCTAAATTAGAATCTTGTTCAATCTCTCCATTCGCAACAGGATGCTCTTCCTGAGCAGTTGTCTGTTGACTAGTGCTTTCTTCAGACTTAGACATATTATCGTCATAAGTTAGGCTGTTGACATCTCTGTCCAACGATGCAAAGAAATCTTCAGCGTCCTTTCTATCACTTGTTAAAGTGTCATTAGGAGCACTTTCGGGGTTGCCTTCTGGCAAGTTATCTTCTACGTGCTTAGTTTCTTCCATTATATTACCTTTAAGTTAATATTATAATTATGTAATTGTCAACTGCTTTTAGTCTTTTTCTTTGAAGACTCTAAACCAGCCTTAAATTGAACAACCGCAGTGTCTACACGCCTGCCCAAATCTTTTTTAGCTAAATCTAATTCTTTTTGCATAAACCCTCTAACCATCTTCTGTTGAGACTTGGTTGTAGTAACTTCTTTGTCTACTTCTCTAGTTCCTACATCAACACCATGTTTAATCCCAGCTTGTACAAGTTGTCTCTTCAATGTATCTATTGTTCCTTCGCTTTCTTTCAATGCTCCCTCCAGTCCCTCTAATTGAGACTTCAACTGTGAGTAAATTGACTTTCTTTGAATAATCTGCTCTTTATTTCTAATATCTAACTGACCTATCATAGCTATATCATCAATAAGACCAGACTGGAACCACCTGAAGTACTCTTCTACCAATGCCCATCTATTTACAGGAAGTGTAGAACCTCCAACCACTTTAACATCAAACTTAGCTTCTGGATAATTGTTCCATTTCTGAATTGCCATACCTAAGTCATTATAAATTGGTATATTGATTTCCACTTGTCTATCTTCTTGTAAACCAGAAGGCTGTACAATTCTAAATACTTTACGTGCTGTATAAGCCGCTTGAGCCATTTGTTGGAATACTTTACCTAGATGAGTCAATGCAGGTTCTACTATTGTCTGCATCCATGCTTTAACACGCCTTGTTCCATATTCATCAACTGCTAACATTCCTCTGTATGTATCATGCTGTTGTGCAGGAGCACCTTGCATTGAAGAATAAACACCAGACATATATTCCATATCCTGTTTAGAATCTTGTGTAATTTGAAAAAATGCTTGATTTAATGGAGCTGGTGATACAGGAGTTGGAGGTTGAAACCCTTGTCTGTATTTTAAAAGTGCCCCAGGTGAAGATGAATACTTCTCCCATTCTTCCTCTGGTACAGAACCTTCTTCATACATCCACCTCAGATTAGATGCTAAATTAGCATTATGAATCATAATCTGATGAGCTTTATTTAATTCTTGTTGTTTACCTATTAATGGTGTTACAGCACTCATAGGATATGGAGTCCCACTATACATATACGGAATTGGTATTATAGGATATTCACTAATAGGAAGAATATTATCATATAGAAATACTTCATCACCAATAGTTACACTAACATTTACTCTTGTATCATAAAACTTGATAGCATCTAATAAATTCTCTCTAAACTCTGGAGATTTCATTAGTATTTTAAACTCATCATCAGTTACAACATATGTTTCAGTTCTTGTTTGAGCATCTTTTAACTGTGTTTCAAGCATAATCTCCTGTTGCTTCACTTGCTCAGCAGTTTCTTTTTTAACTTTCTCTATTTCAAGGGCTGCTCTTTCCCCAATCATCGCACCAGATTCTTGAGCTTGCTGTATTTTTAGTATTTGCTCTTTTAGTGCAACTTTAGCTTCTTGCTTTATTAATGAAATCTGCTTTGTCAATTCCTTTTCAGCATTTTCAATCATAGCAGGGTCAGCAGGCATTTTAACAAATAAATTCCTAAACGGAACTTTAACTTTGGAATATACTTCATAATAGTCAAGAACTTCATCTTCACTTCCGTCTAACTGATATGCTTCTCCTACTGCTATATCATCAGGTTGTACATTCCTACTTGTGAAAGAATCTCTTGCACTAAACCCTAAATTAGATGCTTGGCCACTTGCTTTCTTAATCTTAGCTTTAAAGTCAGGCAACAACTGCATAAGCTGTGACCTTGGAATGTCCTTTTTAATAATAATGTAACTTGCATCTCTAAATAGAAAGTCTCTACTCATAGAATCTACATAAACATGGAATGGGTCTATTCTTTTAAAAACAACTTCACCTAAACCTTTATCCAAGTCAGGGTCAGTATCAACATGAATGTATCCTAATCCTTTAACAAGAGAATCTTGAATTATCTGTGAATACAAAGATTTACCATTAGAAAGATTCCAACAGTAATCTGCAATATCAGAATGGACGGCTGCTACATCAGCATCACTTCCTTCAGCTGCTACAGCCTGCCATCTAGGGTCTTTACCAGTAACAAAGAACTTCATTACCTCTATAACAGGAGTTATTCTATTAATAGTAAAAGTTGGCATACCAGCTTCTTCAAGAGTACGTTCCTCTTCTGCTGTCAACTGGTCATCTAAATAAAAGTCATATCCTTTCTGAGCATCAACCTGCCACTTCTGACGATAAGAATTACTAGCTCTTTCCCAAAGAGCCTTATTGTGTTCTGCTGTTTTCTTTTTACTTGCTCTTGGCATTACTTCTCTTATTCATAATTTTAGGGTGGCGTTTTGCAAAACCTGAATCATCTACAAATGATTGCCATACAGATTTATTCTTCCCATTGCTTGAAAAATGTAGATTACTACTTCTTGTTTCTAGAGAAGCTGTTTTAGGTCTTCTCTGTGGAATTCTACTTGTACTCATCTGGTGCTCCTGTTACTCTCCCTTTATATTCATCACCTAAAACAGCCATTTCTGCTTCATTTACTTCAGTTTCAGTTTTAGGTTCTGGTTCTTTTACAACTTCTTTATCTGCTTGTAATGGATTGTTATTCATAACTTGATTCATCATAGCAAATTGTTGTCTTTGTTGTTTCTCCATTTCAACTTTGAATTGCTTATATGAACCAGCACTTTCATCAAATGCAGTTTCTCTTTCTGAAACTTGTTTTAATTGTTTATCTGTAAATCCTTTAGAACCAGCACTTCCTCCCCAATGATGAACTAACCATAAATTTTTATAATCTCCATCATCTAATGCTCTTATTATATCAGCATCAGAATTCTTCTTCATCATAAGATTAGCTAAAAATAACTCATCCTGTTGTGCTTCTGTTAATTCTCTTGCATCAGTTTCATTTTCAGCTTCTTCTATCCAATCTGGATATTTCCATTCACCATCATCGTCTTTAGAGCCAGCTTCTCTATAAGTCATTTTAAGAAGCCTAAAGGCATCTTTTAATGCTGGTGCTTCAAATTGATACTTACCTTTCCCAGCTCCTTCATCAAACTCTCCTTTAATAACTCTACCTTCTTCGTCTCTTTTATTAATCTGCTGTACAGCTTTTGGATTTAATCTTTGATTTGGACCAGTCTCGTGCCATGACATAGTATTCATCATCTCTTGAGGGTCAGCTTTAAACTTCTCTGTAAATAATTGTCTTACTGTTTTCAACTTGATTTCCTAATATTAAGTTTTCTAAATGGCTTTATATTCTTTGCTTCTCTAACGCCTCTATTAAACTGATTAACTGCCATATTTGTAATATATCTTTCACCATCAGTAATCTTATCATCGCCTTTTGCTTTTATGCTGGAAGACTGTGGCTTAACCTTTTGGTGAACTGACCGCTTTTGGTCAAAGACATCTATATTCACAGCCCATGTCCCAGGGCCATTCTGTGGTAAGTTCTTAGGAATCTTTGCCATTATGGATTCTTCCTAATATGAAGTGTTCTATTTGTTTTATCTTCACCAATCCTAGCAGACTCTTCATTAAATATCCTAACACCTTTATCCCTGTAATATCTTTCTTTAGATGTAAGCTTTGGATTCTTTACAATCTTTCTAATTGGCATACTCCTGTATGGCTTCCTCTGTGACTTAGCACTTCTATGAGAAAATAAATTAAGCTTTTTAGACACTATGCTACTACCCAACTTTTAGGTTTGCGTTTTGGTTTATACCATTCTTTACTGCCTTCTTCCCTCTTAAGACTTGGAGGAAAAGCGTGCAGTTGTGCATAAAACAACGTCTCTATGGTATCATCATGAGCCATTCTTGGTCCGAATGTAACAATTTCATTGATTAAATCAAACATATTTTCCCTTAAATACACAGTTCCAGTACTAAAACGACCAGAAAGACCACTATAAACACGATTTATCTTCTGTCTACCTCCTGGTTTCTCTGGTATAACAGCAACTTCGAACTTATTTAGCCTTCTTCGTTCTTCATTCAATGCTTGAAAAATACTTCTATTCATTGCTACATCTTCAACTGTTGATGAGATACAATGATACTTTTCATGTAATTCGAGTATAAAGTCTACAACGCCCTTTTTATTTATTATGTTCCCATGAACATCTTTAGCCCCAATGGTGGGGATTGACCTGTGTCGTTCATACTCTAAAGCATAGATATTATTTTCTGGGTCAACACCGATGACCAATATAACAGAAAAGTCAGACTCTTTAGTATCAATATCAGTAGCAGGGTCACAGCCAATAAAAGTATTGATAGGTACTCTCTCCCCGCTAATAATAAGATAGTTTTGATTCTCTTCAGCCTCATATTCGTAATATCCCTTCCAGTACTTAATATGCTCTCTTGTCCATAATGCATCTTCAGCACTTTGAACCTCCATCATATATTCTTGATAAAACTTTGCAGGAGTACCGCTATCTTGATAGAACTTCTTTTTTTCTTCTAACTTAGAACGAGGGAAGAAACTGGGCCAGAGAACTTCCCCTGATTTAAGTATAGCTTTATAATGTATCATTTTCCATGCAAAGTCTTTATCGTTTGAAACAGCGCGTTGGTAATTAATAAGAAGATTGTTAATAAAAGAGTCATAATGTACGGGAGTACCATTAACGCGCAACCTGCCAGTATGAGGCTCAAGCGCAGGATAAATGACAGCAGTGACCAAATTCGCATTTTTATCCCTCGCTTCCCTTGTAATCGTATTTGCTTCGTGTTCGAAATCGTCTAAGACAATTAGGTCGTAACGCTTGTGCAACTTTGCGCCACCACGAATACCTGCGACATTTGACTTTGATATTAGCTTGCACCCATTTGTCAACTCTATGTCTTCCTCTGTCCATTTGTTCCCTTTCGTTTTACCAAAATAATACGAAATTCTTGGGTTGTATTCAAGATGGTGTTTAATATAATCCATGTTGCCAACTGATAATTTCTGAGTTGCAGCAACCCATGCATAAAAATACATATCATCTTTAGGACAAAACAAGAAATCTTTTAAAATAGATGCTTTCGTTAATACGGTCTTTCCATGACCACGGGGTAGAATAATAGCAAGTTGTTTTACATCCGTATTATCAATAGAATCTGCCATCTCAAAATGAAATGCAGGTGTCTCACTCCGCATGAAATCATCAGGAAGAAAGAGTTTACCAAAAGCAATTAAGTCTTTATATGCTAATTGGAGGGCGTCTTCTGCTTCCGATATATTTTCTCTATTGATGTTTGCCATTGCTTAAGTGAGTATATTGCAGTTATATTTGTGTTGCTCTTTTTAACTTTATACGGTAACTTAATTTTTATTGTTTGGGTCATTCATTAACTCT